ATGGTTGGCACCAGCAGGCACACGCCGTGGTGTGATTGACAATGCCAACGCAATTGGTTACATTGACTCTGCCACAGGTGAATTTGTGCAAACTGCCATTGGTCAAGGACTGCGCGATGTATTGTACGAAAACAACATCAACCCCATTACCTTTATACCAGGAGTGGGCATAACCAACTTTGGCAACAAAACTCGTCAGGGTGCTACCACTGCGTTGGATCGTATCAATGTAGCCCGACTCATAGTGTTCTTGCGTGGACGCCTGGAAGAAATTGGCAAACTGTATTTGTTTGAACCCAATGATCAGATCACACGCAATGAAATACTCAATACCACAAACAGTCTGATGATTGACTTGATAGCCAAACGTGCTATCTATGACTATTTGGTGGTGTGTGACGAAAGCAACAATACACCTGCTAGAATTGATCGCAATGAACTTTATTTGGATGTGGCCATTGAACCTGTGAAGGCTGTGGAATTCATTTACATTCCACTGCGTATCAAGAATACTGGAGCCATTGCAGCTGGACAATGATAAAAGTGACCGGATTTTTCCGGTCACCTATTCAGCTAAATAAACATATAGGAGATAACAAATGGCCGTTTCATCATTACAGCGAATGACAGTACCCTTGGCAAGTGATCAAAGTTCTACCACTCAAGGCCTGTTGATGCCCAAACTTAGATATCGCTTTAGAGTGATGTTTGAAAACTTTGGGGTAAGCACTCCAAGAACTGAATTAACCAAACAAGTGCTCAGCGTGGCACGACCCAACTTGACCTTTGAAGAAATCGCACTGCCCATCTACAACTCAACGTTGAAGTTGGCTGGACGACACGCCTGGGCAGATATTGCTTGCACCATACGAGACGATGCAAGTGGCGCAGTGAGTCGTTTGATCGGCGAACAGTTCCAGAAACAAATGGACTTTTTAGAAATGAGTTCAGCCGCAGCTGGCATTGACTACAAATTCCTTACCAAGATTGAAGTGTTGGATGGTGGCAACGGTGCCAATGTACCTGTGGTACTTGAAACCTGGGAACTGTATGGCTGCTACCTCAAAGGTGCTGACTACGGTGAACTCAACTATGGCACCAACGAAGCAGTGACCATTGCCATGACCATTGCTTACGACAATGCTAACCAAACTCCTGAAGGTTCAGGCGTCGGCACTGAAATTGGACGTGCGTTAGGTGATGTGGTAACTGGCTCAGGCGTCTAAACATGCCGTCATTTGGCCAGGACTTCTTAAAAGGGTTCACAGGCAACAACAGCTTGCGTGATTACCAACACGCAAGCCGTACATTTACCACCAATGCCTACGAACTCAAGCCACGATTCAAGTTTCTTTTTCATGTGAGTTTTACTTTGAACACAGCCGAAGTGCCTTTTTTGCGTGGCGCCTTTGCTGATCCAGACGACATCAAAAACATAAGCCTGGCAGTGAAGACTGTGGACTTGCCCAAGTACAACATTGAAACAGAAACATTAAATCAGTACAATCGCAAAAGAATCATACAGACCAAGTTAAATTATGAGCCTGTGAGTGTGGTGTTTCATGACACCAGCAACGACCTCATAAGAAAACTTTGGTACTACTACATGAGCTATTACTACAAAGATCCAGCTCAACGATACCTAGAACCCAACAACAACAACGGCAGCAACGGCCCTGATGCCAGTCGCGTGGCCGGCTTTGGATACACTGGTCGCGACCTGTACAGTCAACAACGTCTGGGCAATGTCAACGACTGGGGCTACATTGGTGAAGCATACAATGATGGCGCATCAACATTGACTTCAGGCAAGCCACCTTTCTTTCGCGACATCAGAATCTACGGCATGGACCAGCACAAGTTTGCTGAGTACATCTTGATCAATCCACTAATAACAAACTGGAGTCATGACCAATACAGCTATGCCGAAGGTGGCGGCATCATGCAAAATTCAATGACCGTGGCCTATGAAACTGTGAAATACTATTCTGGTGCAGTTGGTGATCCACGCAACGGCGGTGATGCCAACATAATAGGTTTTGCTGATCCTGCACACTATGACAAAACCACCAGTCCTATTGCTAGACCAGGCAGCACTACCACAGTGTTTGGACAAGGCGGTCTGCTGGAAACTGGCGCTGGCATCATTGGCGATCTACAAAGTGGTTCAGTACTGGGCTTGATTGGTGCTGTGCAAAAAGGTGCTAGACTGAATCAAACATACAAGAACAAAGATATTTCTTCTATTGCTCGCAGTGAAGCCAGGACCCTGGGTAAAAATGTCTTGGTACAAGGTCTTCCTGATGCCACAAAAGCAGTGACCAACAAAGCTGATGGTTGGCTGTTCCCTCGAGCACAGGCCGAACGTAATCAAGCCACCAAACAGGCCAACGAAGCTGCTACTCAAAGACAAAACCCTGGGGCTATCTAAATCATGACCACAGTAAATTATGCCAACACCAACATTGATCAAACTGTGAGAGTGTTTGACAGTTTTTATGATTATGATGCCAACATTCCTGCCGCTGAATATGACATTGTGTACAGTTATTTTGTGAGCTTGATGAAAACCAAACAAGCCGCAGGAAATTTTACTGTGAGCTTGTTTAGAGTTGCTGAACAAACTGAAATCTCAGCACTGACATTGTTGCAACAAATGCAGTCCAATTCAGGATTGAACATTGATGTCAGTCTAGCCTACTATCTCAACAACATACGTTCACGAGCCACACTGCTGGGCGTGGGAGCAGCAGTGGTACCAAACTTTTATCAAGCTAGAAATATACTGCCATGAGTCACTGGGCCCAGGGATATTATGAAGTGTTGAATGCAGACAAATACGTGGGCAAAGGCAAGCCGCGTTATAGATCTGGGTGGGAATTCAGTTTTATGAAATTCTGCGACACCAATGATCATATCTTGCAATGGGCCAGTGAAAGCATTGCTATACCTTATCGGCACCCACTCACTGGCAAAGGTACACAGTATATTCCAGACTTTCTAATCACTTATCGCACACGTGACAACATCATGCGAGCAGAGTTGATTGAAATCAAACCTAAAAAACAAAGCGTGGTTGAATCAAAAATGAACAGTCGAGACCGTGCTGTTGTGGCCATCAACTATGCCAAATGGGCGGCTGCCACCAAATGGGCTCAGAAAAATGGCATCACTTTTAGAGTGATCACTGAAGACCAAATGTTTCATAACGGAAAAAAATAGCCACTAAATATGGCATGACTCGCAAACTCGAAGAACTGTTTGAATTGCCCCCATCAGAGGATGCCCCTGAAACTGATGCTGGCAGCCCTCCTGTGCAAGACCTACGCACACAACTACAAATCCTGGATGAAAACATAGACAAAGTAGACGCTGCTTTGCCCGGTGTGCGCGGCCTGGAAAGCAGTGATGAAGAAATGGACGGCCTGGCTGAACTGGCCAAAGACAGCTACAAAGATCTCATGGATCTTGGCATGCAAGTTGATTCAAGATTTGCCAGTGAGATATTCAGTGTGGCCAGCAACATGCTAGGACATGCTATCACAGCAAAAACAGCCAAGCTAGACAAAAAGCTCAAGATGATTGATCTGCAGATGAAAAAAATGCGCCTGGATCAACAACAACAAGTTATAGACGCCAAAGCCGCTGATGCCGGAGGCTCAGACGCCATGCAAACAGCACAAGGCATGGTGCTGAGTCGTAATGATCTACTGGAAAGAATACTGGGCAAAGATCAAAATGACAAAAAAGAATAAATACCCTACAGGAACCTGACATGAAAAAATTTGCACAATACCTAGCCGAAAGTGAGCGCACTTACGATTATCGTATTAAACTTCTGGGCAAACCGTCCGCAGAGTTAATTCGCGATCTCAAACAAAAACTGGATCAATTTGATCCAGTGAGCATGGGTGACGTAAAAACCACACCCATACAAAAAGTGCTGACTGATTTTCCCAACAACCCCAATGACAGTGTGTCCATGTTTGATGTGAGTTTCAAATATCCAGCTATTGAACCACAGATCAAACAACTGGCACAACTGATGGGGTTTGATCCCAATCACATTGTGATGCAAACACAAAATCATGTTGACGGCCTAGTTGACGAAGCCAACAAAGTTGAAGTGGAAAACAAAGACCTGTTGACTGATACAGATTATCCTGCGCCTGATGCTGAACAACGTGCATTGAAAAAGGACTACGCAACTGGACCTTATGATCATGCTGTGTTGAAAAATGCATATCGCAGTGACTTCACCGTGGCTGGGGGCAAGACACCCGCAGCCAAAACCACAAATGATATTCCAACGGGCAACAAAAGCCCAATGAGCAAGATCAATCGTCCACCCAAACCAGCCACTGGCGCCAACCCAAGAGGATAATACAAATGAGTTTCTTTTACGATTTAAACAAAAAACTAGACAGCATCCGTGCTACCCCCGAAGTCACACACAAGCAGTTGAACGAACGTGACATGAGTCAACATGCCAAAGGCATTGAAAAATACACCAAGCCCGGCATGGAAAAATTGTCTAAACTAGGTAGAGAAGGTGCCAGTAAAGCAAAGATGGCTGCTACCCGCAAAGAATTCAATCAGTATGACAACGACCAAGTAGCCGAGGGTGACTTTGGTCCAGGTCGTGCTGGTCCTGAAGAAAATCAAGCAGGCCCGATGTATTCCTTCAGCCCAGACGCTAAAAATTACAAAACACCAAACACGGACCAGCAGATTGCTACATCACGAAGTCTTGACAAGATGGCGGGCCAAGGGTATTCTGCCAAGAACTTCCCCGGTGCCGGTCGCGGTGCATGGGCCAGCGATGGTCAAGGGCAAACCAAGTATGTGAACAGAACATCACCAGGTGTGATCAACAAGATCAAAGACAAACTGGGATTGGACATGCCTGATCCTGCATATGGTCCTAGACCAGACGAAAGAGAACGTCTAGCCAAACGCTATCCTGCTCCGGCCAAAAGTGTTGACGAAGGTGGCGAAGTAATTGACGGTGTGTACAAACTAGCCATTGAACCAAAACGACCTGAAGAAGCAGAAAATAAAATGACTCGTGGTACTCGTCCAAGAACTGCTGCACCTGGATTTGGCAAGGACGATTGGAAACCTTTGAATCCTGACGCAATGAAAAAAGGCGGCAACAGCATGGGCACCATCAAAGGTGGCGTATGGACTGCTGATCCACCCAAGCCAGGTGAAAAAGGAGTGCCTTTACCAAAGAATCATGAAAGAGTGCCAGAAGCTGGTGCTCCAATGACTGCCAAACAAAAGTCATTTGCCAAACTGGCACCTCCTGCAAACAAAATCACTTTTGCCGACAAAATTGCCGGCGCCAAAAAAGAAGTTGACGAAATGCTGGGCGATGTGGCTGCCGAAGCCATGCGTAGTGCCCTGGGCGGCGGTCGTGGTCGCAATGCTGAAATGGACGAAGAACGTTCCAAAGGCACTGCGTTTGACTTGAGCACAAGAAGAGTTGATACGCCCAAAGCCGGCAGTACTGAACGTGGCAGCAAACACGACATCAAGCACAGCACTTCAGATCCAAGATATACAGGACGTACTGTAACACGCCGTACTGATGCACAAGGTATTAGTGTTGGTGCCGATGATGACAGTGAAACCAGCGGAGAAAAGCGTGGACGTGGACGTCCAAAGGGCACTAAGCAAAGCATTGGTGCTAAAGGACCGTCAGGCAAGTCGAAGTTGATGACTAAAGAAGGCGAAGTAGACATTCGTGACCAAGGTGAATACGATCAAGAAGGCGATATGGCCAAAGACGACATCAAGACCATTGTGCGTCATGCACAGGCCTTGAGTCGAGTGCTAGGCGACAACGACAACTTGCCAGAGTGGGTGCAATCAAAGTTGGCCAAGATTGAAGGCATGATGATCTCCATTGACGAGTACATGCAAAATCAAGCTGGTGATGACAGCGAAGAACCCATTGCTGAAAAAGCAGTGAGCAAGAAGCAACAACGTTTCATGGGCATGGTGCATGCAGCACAAAAAGGCGAAAAGCCTTCCAGCAAGGCTGTGGGCAAAGTGGCCAACAGCATGAAGCCAAAAGACACTGCAGACTTTGCCAAGACCAAGCACAAAGGCTTGCCAGAAAAGAAAAAGAAAGAAGTTGATGAGAACTCTGAAGACGGAAGATTAACTACCACACAAACTGGCCCTGGCAAAACTTCAACCAGTTCTAGCACTGGTCGAATCAGTGCAACTGTTGACAAGGGCACAGTGTCCGTTAAACCAGCCAAGTCTGGTGGCATGAGTTATGGCAAAGGCATTTACGATTCATTCAATCGTGACCTGGAACAAATGATTGCTGAATCAATGAGCATCAATATGAGTGACTCAACTGACGGCAACAAGAGCCTGACAATCACAGCCACTGACGAAGATGCAATGAAACTGGCCATGATACTGAAGTCAGCAGGCTTGGGCGGCGAAGACCAACATGGCGGCGACATGCATGGACACATGGTAGACGAAAATGCTCCAGACTATCCTACCAATACTCAAACTTCCAACGATGCATTACAGTATGCAGGTGGCTTGAACAAGCCCAAAGCAGACATTGCCGGTGACGGACAATCCACTGTGCCTGTTGTGGCTACTCGACCACACAATGATGATGATCTGCGTAGAATGATGGAAATGGCTGGGCTTGCAGAAGCAGCTAAGCCTGATTTCTTGGACTTAGACAAAGATAACAACAAAGACGAGCCAATGAAAGACGCTGCTGATGATGTCAACGAAGAAGACACAGTGGAAGAAAGCATTCAGCGCATGCGAGAAATGGCCGGCATCCGCGAAGCCAAGAAAGCCGTTGACGAAGAAAAAACTGAAGAAGGCAACTTGTTCACCAAAGGACTCGAAGACG